TTCTCTGGAGATTTCCAACTCCTACATTGAAGGCAAAACTGACCAAAGCGTCAAAGCGGCCTTGACTGCCAGAACAGCCGGGAACAAGTCGTAAAACACCGCGTTCAAAAGACTTGACATCGCTCTCGAATAGCTCATCAATTTCCTGCTTTGACCAGACACGATTGTCCTCCTGTCGCAACGGATACTCTTTGCGGATCACGGGCACATCCTTGCCCTCAACCCGCGCCATTGGCAACTTAATTTGATCTTGGTACAGGACATGGCCGTACCCAATTGTCCAAATATGCGCTGGGCACAGATACGGGCGGTTTCTGCACCCCTCGTACCTGTGCATCAAATCAGCGCCCGCCTTGCTCAGTTTCACTTTTTGCTCCACTGGCGGGAACCAAACCAAAACCCGATGATGCCCCCAAGCATTGCCATTTCATCGCTCGAAAAAATGAGGTCAGAGTATTTGATGATGTCGTCAATACTGGTGATCAGGCCCGGGTGGTTCCATAGGTAGACCGCCATGAAGGCGTTGATCAAGACAAGCTCAAGGACAAAAATGTAGGTGACCGTGGGCCTAACAGTCCCAACATAGTTGGCGACCCATCGGCTGGCCTTCTCAAGCACCTTCTCGTCGTGTTTGAGCGCCGCTTCGGTCATCTGGGCCTCGGTCTGCATCATGACCTGATCGGTGCGGATTTCTTCGATCTTTTGTTGGGCAGCAAAGCCCTGAGCGGCAAGGGCAAGCTCGCGCTCGCTCTGTATCCGGGCAAGAGCCAGTTCGTGCTTCTGGTCAGCCTTGTTCTGGAAAAACTCCAGCAGTTTGGGCAGGCCGCTAATCAGCAATCCGCCGAGTGTTGAGATGAGAGATAGCATTATTGTTTACTCCTAGAAAGCATGGTTGCTGCGATTTGCAAAAGAACCCGGTACGCATCTACATCCGGCGGCTCTTCTTTCCACCCCACGGTGATCTGCCCTACAAATTTGCCCTGTTCTGGCGGGACGCTGACCCTACAGCCGTATGTCACGCCCTTCTCGATATACCACAGCCCGATTTCGGACTGAGCGGTCTTGTACTGGCTACACGGAATCTCTCCTGCCATGAGTGCCACTACATCCCGATTGTTAGCGGCGTTGGGGGTGAACAGTCCAACATCCAAACCCTCGTGAGTCTTGTCTCTGCCATCCTTGGTGTACGCCCGGTACAAAATGCGAGTCCCAAAAATCGGGTTAACTTTGAAAATCGCCACAACCACAGCGTCGGTGTTTTTGAACAGATGCGCCGCCACATCTTCAACACGATCTTCGGCAATCGTGGGCAGCTTCTTCTGCTCCTTGTATGCGCCTATCAAAAACTCTTGGTTCTGCCAAACAAAGTACCCCACGAACGCGAAGACCGCCATCAAGATGATGGCAAACAGCTTGAAAGGACTGTCCACATACCAGAGAACTTTGTCGATCAGGCTGTTGTGATTGATCTTCTCGTCGCTCATATGCCTAGCTTTTCAAAGATCATGGCAAAGATGCGGTTAGCAATTTCTGGCGGCAGGGTAATGATGAAGTTACTTGTTTCTTTTTATTACATCTGCCCAGCTCATTTGTCAGCCTTGTTGTCGAGCTTGGCAAAGATTTGCTTGCAGATGTCCTTAATCTCATCAATGTCGCGGTGGTAGTCGTCTTTTGCGACATAAGTCATAGGCATTTGGCGGACATCTTTATCGAGCCGCTCAATTGCCTTGGTAATGTTGTTTAAGACCCAGCCGCCAAAAAAGGCGGCGATCCCAACTATTACATTGAAGATCGCCTGAGTTTCCATTTTTACTCGATTTCTTAGTTTGGTTTGCTGTTGCTGTCAGTTTCTTTGTCCAGCGATTCTTGAAGCATTTTTAGAAATGCATCTTTTCCAACTCTAAGCTGATCAAATTGAAATTGACAAGAAACGATTTTTCTATCCAAATCTACGCAATGATCTAGCAAAAGTTTTTGATCTTGCGTAAAGTCTTCAAGGTTATACTCTTTGCCTTCTATCGTAACGGTTTGGGGTTCTTTGTTATTTCCCATCTCGTCTCCTTTTGCCATCATCAAAGGCTGATGGTTTGCCTCAATATTTTCCCTCTGCAAAAATATTTACAAACACGGTGCCGTCTTCCATCGCTTCAATCTCATGCCACTCATTGGCTACAAGGTTGACCGGCTGGGTGTCCTTGGTCATCACTAGCTCTCGCCCCTCTTTGCGGACGATGCAACTACCGGCGTGACACATAGTCAGGTGCGAATAGCGATGATTATGACGCGGCAACCCCTCACCCTGATCGGCGTGATAAATATTCACGCTGGCCCCGTCATATGTGACGGTAAAGCGGGGGTTGACCGAAATCACAGCGTCTGCGCTCCAGTGGTGACAGGCTGCGTCGGGGTAACAGGCTGTGGCTCGTTGGTGGTCAGATAAGTTCCGTCCCATGTGAAGTTGATCTGGCCTGCGCCAACTTGAGCGCCAAGACTCCAAGTTTTAGCCACGGAGTCGTACTCCCAGACCTTCGCGGGGGTAGTGGCTTGAACAAGCATCAAGTGGTCAGGCGGCGGAGTCCAAGTATTAGGATTGCCGTCCCACATCACCACATTGTCGCAAATGTTGATGGTCGTATCGACCATGCAGTAAGGTTGTGCGTTCATGTTTATCACCATTCAATGAAAACTACACCGGCAGCGCCTGCATATGAAGTAATAGTGAAGACCGAATTCCGGCCAGCACCACCGGCACCATAAGCGCCACCAGCAGCACCAAATACCCCACCACCCATAAAAGATGACCCACCCGCTCCTTCGAAAAGTAAAGCACAACTTTCAGCATAACTTAGAGTTCCCGATGAACCTTTAATGTTAAGGTCTCCACTGGAACCAATACCTCCATTACCCGGCACACTAGTTGAGTGATTGCCACCTCCTCCTCCAGTTGCAGAGCAATACGCTCCAAAAGAGCTAGTGCCGCCAGTCCCCCCACTTGCTCCATTACCGCCGCTTGCGGTCGCGGCGGTTCCGGCTGCGCCAACGGTGACACTTACCGTATCACCCGGAGTTAAACCAGTAATAAATTTAATTGCAGCGCCTCCGCCGCCTCCGCCGCCGACGGTTGCAACTTGGGAAAATGCTGCACCGCCTCCACCACCGCCCACAACCGTGACTTTGATCGCTGTAATGCCTGTAGGAATGGTGAAGGTGCCGCTGGAAGTAAAGGCTTGTCCTTGAGCGCCGGGGAGGCTTGTGGTCGTAGATGCAATGGTGATTGAGCCGGTTCCGTTGGTAACTGTAATCCCGGTGCCAGCAGTCAGTGTCGCTTTGGTAAGCGTGTTGCCGGTAGTGTTGCCAATTAGAAGCTGGCCGTTGGTGTAGGTCGTCTGCCCTGTGCCTCCGTTTGCGACACCCAAAGTCCCGGTTACCCCGGTAGAAAGGGGCAAACCAGTCGCATTAGTTAGCGTTCCCGAGGAGGGAGTTCCAAGGGCGCCGCCGTTGACCACGAACGCACCAGCAGTTCCCGTGTTCACGCCAAGAGCAGTGACAACGCCCGTGCCGGTTGTGATCGTAGAAGGAGCCACGCCCGCGCCTCCGCCCACCACAATTGCGTTTGACGCAAGCGCCGCGGAGCTTGCAATGGTCGTGGAGCCAGAGAAATAGGGAACACCGCCAGAAGTGCCGGATGTCAGGCCCGTGCCACCGTTGGCAACCACCAGCGTGCCTGCAACCGTTACAGCCCCGCCCGTGGCGACCGAGGGCGTCAGACCAGTGGTGCCAAAGCTGATGGTCGTCAGATTGCTCTTGGACGCCAGCGTCTGAACCACTCCCAAGTTGTCCTTGTAAAACAACTTGCCGTCGGTAATGTTGATCGCCAACTCGCCATCGGCCAAATTGGTGTTTGTTGGAACAGCAGCGGCAGTCGTGCTGTAGTACAACCTGATTGGGGTGTATCCTGCTTGAGACATGATTTACCTCGTCACTCGTTAGGTATTAAAAAGGATTTCGGCCTTTTTTTCAACTGACAAAACCACGCGCAGGGCGTCTTTTACTGCCTCTGGCCGGACAAACTTGGTGGGGTCGTGTTCAACATACTCCCACCACAAAAACTGGTTTTCGCTCAAGCACGATCTGTCTTTGACCAAATTGATGTTTTCGGGATGCCCGTAGATCAGCGGGTCAGAAACTGACCACAACACGATTCCTTTTTTGCCCTCGTCCCAAGCCAAGTGCTGGAAGAAGCTGTCGCCCGAAATCCATGTTCGGCATTCTTGGATGAGCTTTCTTAGGTCAGGAGTGCTTAGGTCAACCCTGAAGTCCTCAACCAGCGGCGCCTCACCAGAGACGCCAACTTGCACGATAGGCTCGTCAATCATTGCAAGCAACTCTCGCCAAAACGGATAGTTCTTTGGGTTCTCTTTGCCGCTCAAGAGCTTTTTGGAGTATGGAGAGATGATGATCATGCGATGTACAACCTTCGATACGCTTTTTCGAGGCTGTCTTTCCAGTTCCAGCGATGCATCTTGCCGTAGATGTTATACGCCTCTAGGTCTCCAAAAAGATGATGCGCTTCAGCAATGGATCGGCACGGCACGATGTCTGGATAGCAACCAAAAACGATTGGGTTTTTGATGTCCCGCAAAACATGGCTAAACACTACATGGTCGCCCTTGCCGTTGTTGAGCACCACAATTGTGTGATCTTTGTGATCGAGAAAATTGCGGAAAATTTTTTCGTCGCGCTCAAACATATCTTGGCTTGCCTCAGTCCTGATGCCGCCAGTTGGCGCTTTGAAGTGCCATGTCGCGGCGTCAGGGACAACCAAAATTTTGTACCCCATGCGAAACAGGGCAAATGTAAAAAGCGTCTCTTCTCGATGAGCAACACGCGACAAGCCGGTGTTGTAGTCAACGACTCCAGCACGATACAAAAATGTGCAGTGCAGATGCTCAACCTCTTTGACCTCATCAATGCGTGACCATTGAATGTTGTGTTCAACATCAATATTCTCGATTTTTCCCGTCGATGGTTGTTCAGACGGTTTGATGCCGTAGGTCAACACCGAACCACCGATGGCGCCCACATTGTCAGCAATGTGCTTGCACAGATTCTCAAGAACATTGGGTTCTGGAATTGAGTCGTCATCAATGCGCCAAACCCAATCGAAGCCCATCCAATTGGCAATCTGATGGTTGTGGTGCTGGCCCTTCTTTCCGGCGTAGAGCCATTCCCACTTGATGTCCTTGGTGGTTAGGACAGAGAAGATCGCCGAGTAGATAGGGTCTGACCTCAAGTCAACGGGGTTGTCGTTGTCGTCAAATATGACGAGCTTGTCCACCTTGCGCGTCTGAGCGGCAACCGCCATCAGCACCATCGGTAGGGTGGTGTGCGATCTTCCCCGTGTCGAGATGGAACACAACACACTAGCCATTTGTCAACCTATCTTTTTGAGGAGACGAATTCGTCCACCTACCGATGAGCAAGTTGAGTTTGTTGGCCTCATTGATTTCCGGAGGCGCACTGCTAATCGCTCCGGCTTCGTTGATGTACTCAAACTCAAAGCCCGGAAAATGCGATTCGTTTAGCCCGTGGATTTTGTGGTGCGGCCCCCAGAATCCTACCGGCTCGTTCATTGGGACGGTAAACAGCAGGTTCTTGCAGTGGCGCTTGAGCTTTTGCAGAACCTCGAGGCCGTTATCAAGATGCTCGATCACCTCAAAAGCAATGATGGTGTCGTAAAACTCAAAATCAAACTTGTTGATGTCGGCGTTGATGAACTTCGCGTCCGGCAACCACTGTTGCTCCGCGGCGACCTCCACAATGATCGGATCGTAGTCAACGCCTGTGTAGTCAATGTCTTGCGGAAAAAACTGCGTGCCGTATCCGCTTGAGCAACCGATCTCAAGCACCTTCTTGCCCAAAAGATTTCTTGCGGCCCATTGGTAGCGCGTTATCTCTCGCGGAAAAACCTGATCGCCCTTGAGGAAAACCGCCCGCTCCCAGTAGTTGGACAGGCGCCAGCGATACCAGTCAAGGTTGTATTTTTTGGCGAGCTTTAGAGAGTTGCGAAGGAAGATTTCGTTCCATTTCGGCACAAGAGACGCATCATGCATCGTCGCCTCGCCCTTGTGGTAGATCGGAAAGACGCCCGTAAAAATTCCATTTTCCCAACTTTTTTCAGCGCACTGGATGACCTCAAAACCAGCCTTCTCTGTCTCGATGCAAAACTCGGTGTCTTCGCCTCCACCAACGCCGTACTCGGTGTTGAGCAAACCGATCTTGTCAAAGACTTTCCTGTGGATCATCACGCAGAAGAAAACCGCAAAGTCTTTTCCAGCCGGGTCGGACTTGTCCTTGATGATGCAGGAGATGCCGCACTTTGGATTTTTTTCAAAAGGCTGGTTAAGCAGATCAAGCCATATGTTTTTTGGCTGCTCTAGCAAGAACGCATCGTTGTTGAGCAAAACGATCTTGTCGCAAGTGGCCTGCTCGATGGCGACATTGTTTGCGCCCGAGTAGCCTAGCGGCTTGTCGCTCCAAACCACTTTGAAGTGATGCCCCATCCCAAGGCTCTCAAACTGGTTTTTGAGGGAGTTGATGTACCAGTAGGTGTTGTCAGTACAACCGTTTGCCGAAACGATCAGTTCGACATCGTCCATGTTGGTGTACTTGAAGATGGCCTCTATACACGGCTTGAGCAAGTCGTCGCAGTGGTTAAAGGTTGGAATGACAACACTGTATTTCATCAGAAGGTTCCGCCGGTTACGCCACTGGTCAAAGCATTTGTCGTGGCGTTGTATGTGAGATCGGAGTCAACAAACACGCTCTGACTGCCAGTTGTACCGGTCACAAAAGTCAGGTAGGCCGTAGTTGCTGAACTGGTTGTTACTGTAACAGTTGTTGGCGCGGCTCCGGAGAAGCCGCTGAAACCAGACAGTCCAGAAAAACCAGAAATTCCCGATCCGGAGAACCCAGAAATTCCACTAAACCCGCTGAAGCCTGAAATTCCGCTAAATCCGGATGCTCCGTTTGCGCCGCTAAACCCGGAAATGCCTGAGCCGGAGTACCCGCTGATACCGCTAAACCCAGAGAACCCGGAGGTTCCTGTAGCCCCAGAAAATCCAGAAATACCGGAACCCGAGAAGCCGCTCCTGCCGCTAAATCCAGAAATGCCGGACGCCCCGGAGAATCCAGAAATACCAGAACCGCTGAAGCCGCTCCTGCCACTAAAACCACTAAATCCAGAGATGCCAGAGAAGCCCGAGATGCCAGACCCGCTATAGCCTGAAACACCACTAAACCCCGAAGTTCCAGTAGCCCCAGAAAAACCAGAGATGCCTGATCCACTGAAGCCAGAAATTCCACTAAAGCCACTAAATCCGGAAGTTCCAGTGGCTCCAGAAAAACCAGAGATTCCGGAACCACTAAAGCCAGATATGCCGCTAAATCCTGAGAATCCAGAGATTCCAGAAGCTCCATTAGCTCCAGAAAATCCAGAAATACCAGAGCCAGAAAAACCAGAAATGCCTGATCCACTAAAGCCACTAAATCCAGATATGCCAGAGGCGCCTGAGAACCCAGAAATCCCAGATGCCCCAGTGACACCAGAGAAACCAGAGAAACCAGAGA